AGCATTAAAGACGTATTCGCCTAAGTTTAAAAAAGAACTTCAAGCACAGGTGGATGCGTTTTGTCGTACCCAGTCATTGGAAGATTTGCCCACTAAAGGCTTAAAACAAACGATTTATTCGCTTCATATAGCAATGGGTACACAAATGGCAGAAAGTTCCTACAAAGGGCTAAAAAAGGGCTTAAAATCGAATCTACCGAATGAACATAAGGGATATTTTAGCGACTTATGGCAAAGTGTCATAGTTCGCTACCTAGATTACAAAGGTCTAGCCCAACTTATTAAGGATATTACCGACACTACAAGGCAACAAATTCAACGCTATCTTAAAAAAGGAATTGAGGAAGGATTGACCTTAAAAGAAACAATCAAGAATTTAAAAACGGCAGGTATTACCGATTATAGAGCCGAACTTATTGCACGAACCGAAACGGCAAAAGCTGCTAACACAGGTTCAGTAGTCGGTGCAATTTCCACAGGATTAAGAACGAATAAGATTTGGATTAGTACTTTAGACAATAGAACTAGAATTATTCCTAGAGATAAAAACGACCATTATCATATGAACGGAATACAAGTACCAATTGATTCAAAATTTGAAGTGCCTAGTTTAGATAATTTAGGTTTTGAGTATATGGATTATCCAGGTGACTTTCACGCATCTGCAGGAAACGTTTGTAATTGCCGTTGCACAATCGGGTATCAAGTCGTAAAAGATGCGAATAATGATTATGTAACCTATGACACAAATCCACCAAAAGGAGATATGGGAATGATATGGAATATGCTAAACGATAAAAACAATAACGACGTTTATTCTTTAATTTCACAAGCATTATAAAAAAATTATAACTTTGTTATATGGGTAAAATACAATTAAAAGATATTAACGATTCTATAATGGACGTTAGTACAAAAACAAGAACTGTAAAAGCAGTATGGTCAAGAATGAACAATGTTGATTTAGACAATGACATTATTGTTCCTGAAGCATTTACAAAGACATTAACTGAACGTGGACCAAAGGCTAAGAATATGATTTGGTCTTTAGTTGACCATAAAGCAGATATGAATCACGTAATAGGTAAACCTAGTGAGCTTTATGTTGATGGAGATAAATTGGTAGCCGTTACACAAATCGTAAAGACACAAGCAGGTGAGGATTTAATTAAACTTTACGATGCAGGTCTTATCAATCAACATTCTATTGGATTTAGTACAATAAAACAAACAGAAGAAAAAAGTGGGGTAAGAACAATTAGTGAATTAAAACTTTACGAAGGTTCAGCAGTTCTTTGGGGTGCAAATCCTGAAACTCCAACTTTGGGTTTTAAAAGTGAATCCAAAGAATCATTATCTTTGCGTTTAGATAACCTATTAATAGCAATTACTAAAGGAAATTATTCCGATAGTACTTATCAATTAATGGAATCCGAAATAAAGAGAATACAGGAATCTTTATTGACAATCACTCAACCCGCACCAGCAGTCGAGCCGAAATCAACAGAAGAAACTGATATTGTCAAAGCAATTAAACAATTTAATCAATTATTCAAAAAGTAAAAATGGAAAATTTAGACTTAATTAAAGAAATGGCTGAAAATGTGAAGGGATTCGCAGGTCAAATCGAAGATGTAAAATCATCTGTAAGCGTCGTTAAAGACGAAATGCAAAAGCAAATTGACGCAGCTTTCGCACAAAAGAAAACTGCTGCTTCAAAAGAAGTAAAATTCTTCGACCAATTAATGGAAGAAAAATTAGAAGGTAGAATGGACGAAATGGAATCAACTTTGAAAAAAGGTGGTAAATTCCGTTTAGAAATGCCTGAAGCAAAAACAATGACTATCGCAGGTAACGTAACAGGAAATCCTGTGACTACTTACGCTTTACGTCCAGCTTTGCAACCAGCACAATTAGTTAACTTCCGTGATTTAGTACCAACTGTAAGAAGCGAAAGCGGTCTTTACACTTTCTACAAAGAAAACACAGGAGAAACTAACAACATTGGTTCTCAAACTGAAGGTGCAACTAAAGGTCAAAATGACTACAACTTGACTGAAACTAAGATTGTAAACTCTTACATCGCAGGTTTCTCTCGTTTCTCTAAGCAAATGATGAAATCTTTACCTTTCTTGTCTCAATCTTTGCCAAGAATGTTACAAAGAGATTTTTTCAAAGCTGAAAACTCATCTTTCTTTTCAACTGTAAGTGGTGCTGCAACTGGTACTGCAACTACAACTGAAACTGTTGACTTAAAGCAATTAGTTCAATTAATCGCAAATCAAAAAGCTGCAAACTTTAACCCTTCTTATATTTTAGTATCTCCTGCTCAACAATCAAGAATATTGATTGACACAATTAACGCAGGTTACTATGTAGGTTCTGGTAGTGTACAAATCGGTACTGGTGGAGACATCACTATTTGGGGTGTACCTGTTCTTTCAGCAACTTGGGTTACTGATAACAAAGCATTAGTTATTGATGCTGATTACATCGAAAGAGTAGAAGTTGAAGGAATTGCAATCGAGTTCTCTTATGAGGATAGTGATAACTTCCAAAAGAACTTAGTAACTGCAAGAATTGAGTGCTACGAAGCAATAAATTTAATGCTTCCTGGTTCTGCAATCTATGCTACTTTGAATGCTTAATTCTTATAGTTAGATATATAAATTACCCTCTACTTAAAACGTAGGGGGTTTTTTATTATAATTAATGTAAATTTGTAAAAAAGAAATTATGTCTTTCTATAATTACCTAATTGATTATTCTTTGGAATATAGTGGGAATGTGGTTGAACCAGTAACCCTTGCTGAAGCTAAAAATTATTGCCGTGTTACTACGGACCAAGATGATGATTTAATTCTTAATTTAATTACTCAAGCAAGAGAAGCCGTTGAAAAGGCGACAGGACTTTGTATTATACAAAGAATAGTAAATGTGTGGTTTAATAACCCAGCAGGAGGATTCCAATTACCTTATGGTCCAATTACTTTTTTTATGGGATTGCAAGATGAAAATAACAATTCAGTTTCGGAGGCTAACTATAATTTGAGAGGTGGGCAATATCCTAGCCTTGTTTTCCCTATTTGGAACGGATTGAGGGCAACATATCAATCAGGGTTTGATTGTGTTCCTAAAGACCTTAAAATAGCCATTTTGGACCAAGTAGACTTTGATTATGAGAATAGAGGTGCGGATATAGAAAGATATGACCAAACAGGGGTATGCCAAAAGACTTGGAGAGCTTGTCAAAGATATACTAGAACCAGTCCAATTTTATAATATGCAAATAGGTCAAAAAAAGAACAGAAATGTTAATTCCTCAACGATGACACGTAGGGCGGATTTGTATAGACCAACCACCACAAGTGATGGCGAAGGGGGATATACTACTGCTTTTACTTTACAAGAAACTGTGTGGGGAGATTTTAGACCAGCTAGAAGTATTAGAACTTTACTAGAAGATGAAAAGACTTTTTATCAAGATGCTAAACTTTATATTCGTTATGGCACTACAATTAGCGAAGAATATCAGGTATTTGTAGAGGGTAAAATGTACACAATTCAATCAATAAATGATGTTGATAATCAGCATCGTTTCCTAGAAATCAATTTTTATGGCTAGTGAAATGAATGTTTTTGGTATTGATAAACTTATAACTGAATTGAAAAATTATAGTGAAAAAATTAATACAGATATTAATAATTCAGTAAAAGCAGCAGCTTTAAATGTAGAAACTAAAGCAAAAATGGATTGCCCAGTAGATATGGGAACTTTAAGAAGTTCAATAAATACTAGACCAATAAAAGATGAAGATGGTTATGGATATGAGGTTTTTACTCCATTAGAATATGCTCCTTATGTTGAATTTGGTACAGGAACTAGGGTTTCAATACCAACTGGATATGAAGAATATGCTATGCAATTTAAAGGGCAAAAATCAATAGCAGGTATGAATGCTCAACCTTATTTAATACCTAACTTTGAAATGGAGAAAGAAGCATTGATTAGTAATATTAAAAAAATAATAGGAAATGTATAATCCTAACATAAATATAAAAAAATGGTTTTATACCACATTAACTTCGGCTACTGGACTAGGAGTTTATGATGGTATTGCTCCAACAACGGCAGGTAATGAATATCTTATTTTAACTGGCAGAAGTTCAAGTCAAGTTCAAGGGAAAAATGGATATACAAACACTTTGGTATTTATTGTGGACATTGTTACAAAAAATGCTAACTTTGGCTTTAAACGTGCTGAAGAAATTAGCAATTTGATTTTAAATGCTATAAATTCTGATACTACAATAACACTACAAGCAGGATGGGAAGCATCAAGTTTAAGTGTTGCAGGAATTAGAAATTTACAGGCTTTAAATCCTCTTGATAACGTTTTTAGGACATTAATAACATATAATTTAACAATAACTCAAAATTAAAATAAAATGGCAGAATCTAAAGTATCAG